TTTTTTTAGCAAAAGTCTCCTTTTGTACTTTCGTGACCCCAGGCGAAGCTTCGGCGCTTGAGATGAACGTCATCATAATCATTAATCCGATTAGTGAAAAGATGAGGTGTTTAAATGATTTCATTTTTTTGTTAGTTATAATTATGGTGCAATATAGGATTAATTAATCGTATTTCTTCTCAAATAATTTCATCAAGAAACTATTTTCATTAGCCTCCTACGATACCACAATGGGTATTACTTTTGATAAGTTGCTTGAACCCCTCTAAGTTTTCTGTCTTCTGCTCTTTTAGCAATCCACATAAGAGCTTCATCAAGTTTGGTAATTACCATTGATGTTTCTCTTGTAGCCATTTCGCCAACATTTACACTTTCCAAATACTGTTTTGTAGTTTGGATTAAGGTTTCGGTAAACACACCTTCTTGTCGCAATACCGTTTCGTCTTCTTTGTTTCCCTTACAGAAAATAATTTCAACACCTGTACCGTCTTCGGGGCCTTTATTTGTTACCTTGTAGGTTGGAATTTTATAAGTTGCCCCATATATAACAGTTTCGATTACTTTTGGATTATTCATTACCAATTGGGGTTTTTACAAAGCCGACCAGGGCTATATTTTTATAGTATGGGCAGTCGTTAATCATCTTTCTTCTCAAATAATTTCATCAAGAAGCTATTCTCATTAGCATCCGTGACCACACCTTGTTGAGTAGCAGTCATAAACTCCTTAATCAGAACCATAGTTTTAGGGTAACCCTTACTGGCTACAAAGTTCTTAAAGTCTTCAAATGTGCGCAGCCGCTCGTTCAATCCAAGAGGCGGAGCGTTAACTGCTGCCAAGTGATCGGGTACGATAGTCGGAGCAGGGGTATTCCGTTTAGCCTCTGCCAATATTTCTCTTGCTTTACGGTCTGCTTGTAGCGTATCGGTAGAGTTCATCAAGTCAGGTAGGTACTGCCCAAGGTTCGACTTAATGAAGTTAAACAGTCGCTGCTTAGCATCTTCGTTCGGGTTCATCAGCGCATCGCCTATGAACTCTCCCTCACGACCACCCTGTGCCCAAACCCACTGACGGGTACTGCCGCGTGTTTGGAGTTTGAACACACCTTTATCAATCATGTTAGCAATCCTACCCTCCACTCTGACCATTTCATCTTCGATTGCTTGTACATAACGCTTATTAGTTGCAGGGTTAATGGCAAACTGTTGTAAACGTACTCTCAAGTCTCCAATTTCGTAGTCGTCCGAAGTAAGGATACGCAACCCTTTAGCCACAATCACCAATTCATCCTCATCCATGTGCGTAGCATGGCTCAACGCTTTCTGGATATTATCCATTTCCGCAGCAGCTTTTGCAGTCACTTCGACTGAATCCATGTAAGCAAATTTCTTTTTAGCCGGATCTGCATAGGGCGATGTCGGGTTGCCCGGATTGATGAACATGAAGAAAGCCTTATCAGGGAACTTTAGCATGTTCGTGGTCTGCCCCTCAATATTGATACGCTCCGGTTTATACTCATACCTTGTTACACCCCCTTCAAATCGGGGTATCTGATTCTCTGCGTACCTGATACGTTTAGACACCCCATTTATCTTCACATAAAAAGCGGTGATGATGCCGTAAGTGGTTTTCTTGGCTAATGGAGAGTTGACCGTTTTTTTCTTCAAGACTTTAGATTCGTCAAGCATGAAAATAGGTTTTTTGAGTATTCGAGCATATTTCTCGGGTGAAATACCGATTCGCTCTGCCAGCACCTCTGGTGCTATTTGTTCGTCGTCTATGAATATCATTATTTTTTAAATTTAGCGTCCTCTATGTATTGTTCAGCCTCCAATTTCAATCGCAATTCTTGTACGGCAACAGTCACAAAACGCTGCATAGAGATTCCTTTGGCATCTTTATACTGCTTTATGAAGTTGAAGTCATCCTCGCTGAATTGTATTTTACTTGCAGGCATAGGACAAAGTAACACCTTTTGGTGTCAAAATGCAAATAAAAAATGAAATAAACAAAAAAAACCCCGCATCTCTCGACGCAGGGCTCCCTTTAAACCAAACAAACTATGATGAAATTCCGTTCGGAGTGATAAGCGCCATTTGATCGCCTAAAGCGAAGTGTGGTGCCATCTCGGTGCGTATGAAGAACTTAACACCATCAATAGGTGATGTTTTAGCCAACTGCGCTTTGGTGCTGATGATAGAGCTGTTACCTGCTCCTGCTTCCATCCACAACTCATCTTCACGAGTGTAGCCGTTAGAGCCACGAACCTCATAACCTAAGTACGAAGTCTGGAACTCCAAACCTGTATCGTCAGTTACAGTAGTGTCTCCCAATGGAAGTGCAACCATCCAGTCCTTGTACCCAATCGCTCCTGCGCCTTGACCGTTGTTAAACTCCGGTGCTGCAGTCTGCAAGTACGTGAACTGTCCAAGGGCGAACCCTTTGAAGCCCATGTTCAAGAACGCTCCTTCTGGATTGTAATCTCTGCCCATAGTTGCGCCCCAATTCTTCTTGAAATTCTCAGCCACATATTTGTCTGAAACTCCGATTACCCAGTTGTAGTTCAACTTATCAGCTAACGAACGCTCGATTGCTTGGTTGATGTTATAACCCTGCGCAAGAACGATGTCATTGGTTGGTAAGTTGATAGATGAGTAGTAAGCCGACAGTGCGTAAATATCGTTGATATCTACGTTATTCGGGTCAATCTCCATCTCGTACCCTGACTGCTTGATGAAATCAAGTAATCCTTGAGTACCACGAATGGTTGCTTCTTCTTCCATAAAGGTAGAAGTTTCAGACCATCCTGTTGGCTGCTTACCAAACATCCAAGTTGAACCTTTCTGATACTGGTGGCGAAGTTCCATGTCCTTTAAACCTTCCATCCAAAGCATGTTAGTGCCTGGAACGGGTTGGAACTTAACCTGAGTAGTCAGGTTAGAACCTGTCACGCCATCTGTATCTTTCACAATCCAGAAGGTGTTTTGGTATTGGTATCTACGTGGGCGGAGCGAAGTGTTCTGCCCTGTACCTTCACCTGAAATGTTTGAGAACACGTTACCAATTGACCCTGCTACGATTTCGTTCATTGGGTCATAAGCAGTTTCGTCCGCTTGGATGGTAATCGTATTCGGGTTAACTGAACGGTCTTTGGCGATGATGCGGTACATGTGACCGCCTGCTACGAACTCTATGGTATCCTTGATTCTCGGTAAAGAACTGATTACCCCGTTGTCGTTAGCCATGTCGTCAGCAGAAAGCGTAATAACCGCTTCGTTTGCTTCTGCCCCGGCGGCAATACTGCCTACGGTAAAAGTCATTTTCACTCTTGGTTTCTCCCAATGCGAAGTGACCGGATTGTAAGATACTCTGCGCTTCGGTGTTTTACCGATTAGCGGAAGCAACTTAGTTAGCGTGGTGTAGTAGTTTCCGTAGTTGCGGAAATACTCGGCCAGCATAAATGGGTTTTGTTGTAGAAGCTCAGTTCCGAAGATTAGCTGATCTGATTCTACACCCTGTACGTGTGAGGGAGTGGTACCTGCTGCCATAGCGATACCTGCCGCGTCGATTGTTGACATAATTTTATTACGTTTAGATTAGTGAGATTAATTATCTTCCCACCATCATTTTTGTAAACTCCGCCAATCCTGACTCGTTTGTTGCTATAACTTGATTCTCCTGAGCTTTAGGTAAGCCTGAACGATTCTCGTACTTGTTGACTGCACGCTCATAACCTGCACTGTCACCTTTCTGAAAGGCTTTTTCAAGCCTCTTGCTATCGTTGGCTTTCAGGTACTCTCCCATAGCATAAGAATAAGCAAGTCCAATGTTCTCGGGGTTAACCGGGTCCATGCTGTCCTTGAAATAATCTTTTACTAATTTGGGTAATTCCTGCTCCAAAAACTGTTTGTCGAAAGCATCTTCGTATTTCACAGAGTCTTCACCTACTTTAAAATCGTAATCAATTTTAGTAGGAAAGTGCTTAGCAATGTTCGGTGCTTGGGCATCTACCTGCTTGTTGTAGGCAGAGGCATCAGCAATCCGCTGAAGTTGTGCTTTTTCGGCGTTTTCCTTTTCAGGGTTATTTACCGCAGACAGTTCCTTTTTATATTCGTTGAGGGCAACCAAATCGCTTTTAGACTCGATACGTAATTTCTCACGCATGATGTCCGCTTGGTCTTTCTGGTCTTCATAATCCTCGTCAAATTGAGTCAAATCATATTCGCGATTGACGATTTTTCTAGCTATGTCCTCGCTATACCCCTGCGTAAGTACCATTTTGGTTACTTTCAGTTCAATAGGTGAGAGCGCCGCTAAATCGCCGTAATCGTTTAGTTTCACAAACGCTTTAATTTGGTCGGGGTTCGCCCCTGACAGTGCCATCTCATTTAGTTTGGAGATATACTCATTAGCAGGTTTGAAAAGTGTTTTCTTCTCTTCTACTAATGCGTCGTACTCTTTACCTCTGTTAACCAGAGATAGTAGAGAATCTTCATCCTTTACAGTACCTTCTGTCTTTGAATCCAAATCAAGCCAGTAATTATAAGGTTCACTTGATGATGGGGTTTCCTGTACTTGCTCTTCAATTACAGGTGGTATTTCTACTTCGGGGGTCTGCTCAACGGCCATCTCGGCACTGACTTGAGTTTCAGGTATTTCAGCGATAGGAGCGACTACCTCAGCCTGCCCTCCTTGTGATCCTGCTGCTACCTGCATAGCCCTTAGTTCTGATCCATTTTCCATATATTTCAAAATTAGGTATTAATTATTGATAAATCCAAATTTATTTTACTGCATCGTTGCCATTTCTGCATTTTGGGGTTGTATTTGCTCTTGTGGTTGCTCTTCTTCCCCCATTACAAGCTCTGCTACATCCTCGGTATTCTGCGTAACCGTTGTTATGGCGAGTGCTGAATTTGGCGGTATATCGTCCGGTTTACGGGATTTAACTAATTCGTTAAGTAGCTCACGATTAGAAGCCATCAGCTCTTTAATCATAATGTTCTCTGTCTCAATCTGACCTTTACGCTCTAACAGTTGCCCATCCACTTGACCTTTTGCCACGAGCGAATTTTGTTGCGACTGAGCGTTTAAACCGATGTCCTCTTGCTGCTGTTTACGAAGCTCTGCGGCATTCTGCGCCTCAATCTTAGCCATTCTAAAGTAAGCCGCTTTAAGCTGCCCCGCCATAACTTTTTCGTATAGGAACAGATACTGCGCAGAAGATATTTGCTTTTCGTTCTTTAACTGCAGGATACTTTGCAGGATAGCCGCACGTTCTTCGGAAGAAGGGGCTATGGATACTTCTACGTTAAAGTCCATATTAGTGAACTGATTTCCAAGTTCTAGCATCTTCATGTTGTGCTCACCAAGCACAGACCAAGGTAACTTAACACCTCCGCCCTTAGCCACAATCTGCCACTTCTTAATAATGTCCGTGAACATGTTACGGAACAAGTAGTTAAAAGAGTTGAACGTAGGTTGCAAAGAGGCATTTGCTGCTTGAAAAGCAAGCTGTGTTTCTCCGAGCCCTTGGTACGGATTCTTTTCTCCGCCATCCGAGCCACCGTTAAGTCCTAAAACATCTCTTAGCTCATTGCCTTTCACTACTAATTCTGCTGAACACACCGCCATGACTGAGGCCATCCGACTCACGTCCATGTACTCGATAGGCTTAGCCCCTCCTGCCATGAACAGCGGATCTCCGTTGTCGTCAAGCGAATCGTATAACAATACGCCTTTTTCAATAAGCGTTGTGATGATGTCTTCCGGCTGTTGCAGTTTACCGTTGAGCATGACATTCTCAATCAAGCTTTTTTGGATAGCCATAGCCGGCGATGCGGGTAGGGACGCCCAACCATTTCGGTACTTGACCAAAATCATGTTCATGTCGTCTATAATTGCTACGCAACGCTCGACAAGGCTCATGTTTCCTGTTTGGGCAAAAAAGAAGTCTAGCTTCGGTCTTTTGTTCCCGTCTTCGCCGTAGTACACCACATCTTCGCACACTCCGTAATCCAGAAGCGTGTCAGATCCGATAATCCACTGCGAATAATATTTTTTGATTACTTTCTTTTGTATTTTTTGGTCGCCGTTCTTTGCATCCTTTGCAGTCAGCTTATAGTCGAAGTCCACACTCTTGTATAACCCCCGTTCGTTTTTCAATGTCACTTGCGAGTCTACCGATAGCCATTGACTATCCAAGACGAATATGCGTGCGGACATTACGGGGTCAGCCGAAGTGAACCTTGTGGAAGAGTTGTACCAATTCGAGTAACCTCCTGTGCCGAGGCTCATCAGCGGTGGGTTCATCCATCGGAAAGTAAGTGCAATGTCGAAAATCTGTTCAGGCGTAAGATGCGGGTGTTCCCGAGAGATGTCCGTCATGGTCATCGTGCGGATTTCCGCTGCCCTTGTAATATCGTTGAAATCTCGGTAAATCGAGGCAGGGACTAACGCCATGCGCATATCAACTCTTCGGAATTTAGGTATTTTTGTACTTTTCTCAATCCAAGTTTTTGAACCACAAATGCCACTTGGGTTAGTAATCAAATCATCCATGACTTGATCTTGGAACATCTTGTAGTAGGATTCCATTTTCGACTTGGCGCAAGCGGCTTCTGCTGCGATTTGCCATTGGAGAGTAAATCCCCCAGATTCGATGTAGGTGTCCACATCTTCTGCTGTTTTCAGCCCCAATTCTTGGGGGTTCGGTTGTGCATCTGGTTTATACATCGAAGTCTTTAAGAACTCCTGCGTATTTTCAGCTACGATGAACTTCATCATTTGGCGAGTCGCTTCAATCGTAGCCGTGCTTTCCTCATCAATACACGTTAACCGAACGTCGAACTCTTGGTTCATATTACGCGAGCGCATAATGTCCAAGAGCTGAGGGAGTTTAGCGTACCCGTCATAGGATACGTTCATCTTAGTGATGAAATTCTCTTCGTTGTTTGGGTCTTTTTTAAGTAACCACTTCTTAATCTTATTCGGAGATTGCCTGCCTTGTGCATATAGTTGCAGCTCCTCGATACTGCGCCCTGCGCCTGTCTCTCCATAGGGGACAAACATCCTATTGTTTATATAATCGGCATAAAGCGCGTGATTAACATCTATATAATATTGCTTATCTAATTTCTTTTTAGGGTCAATATTGTCAGGCGGGTAAGCGTAGGTCTTACCTTTATAGTCCTTGGGCTCTAAACTTTTCTTCGCCATTTACGGAATTTTTTGTTATAAAGGTAGTAAAAATTTTAAAATGCAATAGCTTATACGTGATATTCTGTATAATGTTGTACAATCTGCTTCTGCTTATCGCCGTGCCACCTTGGTTTTTTCTGTAGATTGGCGTAGAGAGCCCACCCAAATGCCATACCTAAATCTCGCTTTCCGCGGTTGTTCCAGTTCATAGTTAGTAGTTGCGCCAACAAATCGGGGTGGTCAATCGCATTAGCCATTGTACAAGTATAGGTAGTTATAAAGTCAAAACACATATTTATACTCCCTTCCGTAGCAGTAACCCCCCCTTTTTCAGACTGCCCTTTGTAGTTCTTGACAGTTGTCGGCTTATCCATTTCGTAAAGATTGTAGCCTCTTAGAGTCAGATAAGCGCTTAACCCACCGTAGCTGTTCTTCTCCGGAAGAAAATCGGTGCCGTAATAAACGACGGAAAGGATTACGTCCTCGAAAAACTCAGCAGGGTCAGAGGGTCGCTCCATGTAGGTGCAAATAACTCTATTCGTCTCAAACTCACTACCGTTATTAACGGGCGACCCCTTCACTATACCTCTTATCTCGTCATTGAATTGGTAATACAGCGATTCTGCAACATCTACATCTTTGTCCATCTTACGCATGATAACTATTGCGCCTTTAGATGGCTCTTTTTCAAGGGTGTCTTTTTGAGCGATAGGGTCAATGCCACAACAAAAATACCTAGAGTTACCAGGTTTGTTTGCGCTTATAGTAGTTACCCGTTTATTGGTCTCTAGCTCGTAGTCATGCGGGTGCCTCGATATGACCCATTTACCTTTGGAATTTGGCTCCCATATAACCTCAGTATCAGCTATGCCGTCCTTCCACTTCAAGTTGCCTCTGCCCCAAGGCTTAGGATTGGCTACTTCGCTCAGATAGAACTCTCTTCTTTGCAAGTTCTCTATGTGGAATTGACTCTCGTTGGAAGCTGACCTAAACACATCATCAATATCAATAGGGTTTTTACGGAGGTAGCTTATTGCCCCTTTCATGTTCCCTGCTCGGATCATCGCGTTGTAAGTATCTTTTATTCCGGCTATTATCTTTTCTGCATAAGGGAAGCCCCATTGGTCAACCTCACCTCTGGCAACTACATTTCGGAAGCACCGTTTAAGGCCGTTGGTAGTGCGACCATTCTGCATTTCTGCGGGATCGGCTTCCCTCCAAATAGTCTGCGCCCACTCAAGACCTTCGGGCGTAATCTCTTCTACCGTAGTTGTCATTAGTATCATACCCATTTTGCGCTGCGTGATGTTAGAGTAGCACGCTTCGCTGATAACCTGAATCCATTCTGCAGGGTTTATTTTACCGTCTGATTTACCATGCTCGTCGAGATAGGCTCTACCGAGCGTAGTACCGTCAAACTCACTGACCTTGGATGGTCCGTAGTAGAATTGGCTACCGACCTCTGGATACTCGTAATCGTCGTGAGAACTCTTATTACCCATCTGCCCTTCTTCGTTCCGATTCTTTACCGCTGCGTAAGTGATGTGTTGCGCAGGGTAACTTAGGTTCAACCCCTTCTTTGGATCTTCCGTTCCTTGGTTAAGTGGTCGGAAGTAATAAATCATGTTCTTATGCCCGTACACTAATCGTTTGTACGTTTTTACAGCATGCCCCTCATTGATGCAGGATTGATTTGCATTCAAAGTTCCTCGCACCCTGCTACCATACTCCCATAAAATAAGTACAGCCCATTCCGTATCCCCCACCTGCCTACACTTGTAATCGGTCATTCCTAGGCACTTTGGGTCGAGTACACATTCAATGCACCAGAATACCGCAAATTCCCAATCCGAAAATCGGTAGATGAACTCGACACCCGTTAGGGCTCTCCAATAGTTCATCTTCACGTATAATAAACCAGGTATGTAGGTTTTCTTTCCTTTGATAAACATCCAAACTCCTTGCCTTCTTCTGTTCCACTCAGCGTCAATGAAGGGCTCTAGTTCGCTAGGCGTCCAATTTTCTCTCCCATAATCTTTTTCAGGGAATCGCACTTGCTTGGGTATCTCTGTCCTGTAAAATACTTGCTGCGCTACGGGCAGGTTGTAACCTACGCAATGGTCGTCAGGGGGGGCTTCGGGCAGTATGGTGTTGTACTCGTACACTTCTACGACTTCCGACTTCTTACCGAATCGCATGGTGTAATACGGCAACCCCCTCATATCTATGTACTTGCCGTCTTTAGATATTTTATCTTTCCACTTTATCATATTAGCATTTCCTCCGGCATTTTATCTTTCCAGCAAACCGTAGTGTTGTACATGTTATATCAAATATAAGTATTACTCTCAGCATAGGACTCGGCCCACAACTTTATTTTTAAGCTGTTGGCGATTATGGCCGCTTCTCTAGCCGCCTTACTGTCAGGAAATAACTTAGCCTCTATACGCCTAACTTCTTGCCCTAATTCACGTACTCTGTCTCTAGCTTCGTTCTTACGCTTATAGAACGCCAAGTCTGTTTCTTTAGTCATTTTCACATCATCCGTTTGAGATAGGAAGAAATCATAATCTTTACGAGCTAAGCTCCAATCGGTGAAATCTGTCTCATGTAAAATCTGCATGTAACGTAACCAAGCCCCCATGACCAGAGGATGTCTGTAAGCCACTAACTTACCGAGCATGGATTGGTGGGTTTTAGTGTCGAGGCCTAGATAATCGAATATAGCCTTGAACATAACCTCTCTGTCCTTGATGCGGACGAACGGACTGTCAACATCGCCTATCAGAATTGCTATTTTAACCATGTCGTTACTGCACTCCATAAATTCGGAGAAAGATGTTATTTCGGGATATTTATCCGAAACCTTCTCGCCTATTGCAAGAGCACTGATATCTATATAGCACTTACTTAAATCGTACATAATGAAGCAAAGTTAGGATTCTCTTTCTCAAAGAACAAAATATCTTTACGTTGGATGAGATAAAGCCGTCTGTCCGCCAGAGCCATGTGGGTATCCATCTCGTAGCGCAGTGCGGTACGTGGGTCGAATATAATCTTGTCACCAGGCGTTACCCCAATATCTTCGTCTTGGTAATCTGCTTGGTCGAAGTATCCGCTTATTTTCTTACCCGCGTGAACCACTTTCCCGTGTGCCCACCGTGCGCTTCGTTTGTAGGTCTCACCCAGTTTAGGCAGAACAAGTCCAGTCGCAGAGGTTGCGTAATTCATACCGTTCTCTTTAACTGTATCTCTAAGCTCAGGGTCAACCAGAATATAGCCATTGACCATCTTCCCATCCGTGGTCATAAATATATCGTCATACTTGACGAAACACATGTCACCTTCCTGCGTATCGAAGAACTGTGCTTTCATGTGGACTTGGTAAGCCACTTTCACATGGTCTCCAACTACTAATTCGTTTTCTGTCTCGAACCGGCACCCGGCATCCTTCAATTGGTTTATTTTGTACAGTAGCGAAGCATCGGCTAAAGCGTTCTGTCCGTCACGCTCGGTGACAATGGAGGCTTTGATTTTCTTGATGTCTTCTCTTGTGAAGCGTATTTTGTCGGGCGCGCCATAAACAGTTCCAGTGGTGGCCAAGTTCAAATGCTTAGTGTCCACTCTGTCCTTGCCTTTGTACGCATAGGTAGGGGCTATGATGTTAGTCTCCTTCCCCCCGAATTGATAGCTTTCAAAATTACGATCTAATTTAAGTAAGACGTAACTGAAAGGTATTTTTATGTTTTTTATACTTATCATACTTTTTCATAAGTAAGCACAAAAATATCAGGTTTGCACGGGTAAAACTCCCCCTTAACCCCTTTAATTATATAATCCCCATGCTGAGCTTTCATATCTCCTTCTAATGTTGGAATGATAAGGCTAAACATCGGTGCCCCCTTTCCCGCTAAGTACGCAGTCTCACTTTCTAGTTTTCGAGAAAGGATATTACCTACGAACTCGTCAATCTCTGTCTTGTTAAACCCGAGGTACTGTACAGCCTCGATTTCTACTGGTTTTTTTCTATACTTCATAAATAAGCAATTATATCATATTCAAAAATAACTGTCAACTGCTCGCTGCCCACGTCAAAAGCGTTGCTGATGCCGGGCGTGAAGACAATGCGCTCGCCTGCCCTTTCGCCCGATACCACTTCTGCAGTAACGCACCTTCCGGTCGAGCTCTTACCTATCAGTATGCCCGATGCGGTGGTGTCCTCCATCTTATCTTTCCGGATTAAGACTTTTCCTTTTACGGGGTTAAATTGTAGCATTTAATTCCTCCTCTACTGCTATATGCTCTGATTTCCCTGTAAAACTAATCGCCTTGTAACTTGGAAATTTATCAGGTATTTCTACAAAATTCAAATTATGCCATTTTAAATAGTTGTTAGGGTAGCCGTAAAAGTTCCCATCTTCACCTCTGATTATGTGAAAACACTTACTATCGCTATCTACGGCATAACCCGATGGCAATGCGTTATTATCGGCATAATAATCGTCAATTGTAAAAATATACGTCCCTGCAATACATTTTCCATCTCTCCTTTTGCACTCTACATTTGAACCTTGCAAGTAAGTGAACACGGTTACAGAAATATCGTTTCCTTGCATGTCCCAATATTGCAACATAGACAATCTTTTACCCTCATCTGCATCAATTCTGTCAAATTCTGAATTTTGACAAAAAGCAGCTAACGGCAGTGACCAAAATACTGCGCCATTATCAAGTTGAGCGTGGAATAGAAGCGGCCTATTTATAATAGCTTTAACACCGAATAGGTAACACTCCGTTAAATCTTCGTTATTTTTATCTGAAAATAAATAACAGTTTCTAACAAAAGCCCTCACGTAGGGGATGTTTGCGTTTAATTGCATAACTATTTAAATTGTAGCGTAAATATCGTCTTCTCGCATCAAGAAATGCACTGGGGTAGAAGTCAGTTCAACTCCTGCGTTCTTAACGAACAGCACATGGTCACCTACTTTATAGAGCGTGTCACCTTCGGCAACGTGAGTAACCACTCCGCTTGAAGGGGGTTGCTTTCCAATCTCAGGTATAAAAATACCGCTTTGCGTTTTATCTGCTGCCGCATCGGGCAACACTACCACTCTCCCTGCGGCTGGTTTTAGTTTATCTAGCATATTATTTTTTGGTTTTAAACAGTGTACTTTCTGCATTTTGAATCTTAGTTCTTAACAGTTGCCCATCCTCAGCCCTGTGGCTTTTCCATCCATGGACGTGTGCTAAGGGGGTTAATTCATTAAGTTCGTCTCCTAACAATCGCACATACTCTTTGTACATACTAATTAGGGCTTCTTGAGCTTTAATTTTATCTAGCATATTATTTTTAGTTTGTTTCCTCTATAAATTCACCAATTACCCAACAATAACCAAGCCCGTTTAATGGGCAGTAATTCTCCTCAAATTTCATACCTACTCTTCTCTTTAAATATATCAGCGAAATGCTCACCTAGTCCTGACAGTAACGCAGCATCGGTAAAACTGATTACGTGTCTGCCGCTGCAAGCCTGCTTCGCCTTAGCCAAACCTACTCTTGTACTTATCTTCCCGTCAAGCATATACTCCCCCTCAAGTCCTGCGCAGTAGAGTGACTTCATTCCGTAGCCAAACTCTTGAGTCCAATCTGCTCTCTGCATAGTACTCAAGAACCGACGTTTCTCCATAATCAAGGGGCAGTGCCCGTCGAAGCTCCTATCTTGGTAGTGGTTGAAATCTAACCATTTCTTAGTTTGGTTCATCGTCTGCCTGTAATGCGAACTGTTCTTCAACATACTTTGATAGCACGTACCTTTGTAGTAGTTTGGGTAATTTTCCAAATCTGTATCAGCTAGTAATACATGGTCGTCATTCATAAATAAATAGCGGTCAGTAAAGTCAAACGCTGCTTTAGCTTTGAGGTAAATATTCCGCTCTTTCCATTCCTTTCTTGGGTTATCTTCTTGTTGAATATGCTTAACATTTTTAATCCACTGCGGTCTCTCCCCAATGATGAAAATCTCGCCTACGTTCTGCCCGTGACGTTCTATCGCTCTTAATACATAGCGCAAGTCTAAGAAGTCCGTTTTCGATTTTGTAAGGGGGATTACTACATTCATATTTCCTATGTGGTTTGACACCTTTATATGTCAAAACTAATTATATTTACTGAATTATGCAAATAACTCTATTAATAAGGTGCAGTTACAGACCAGAAGGATTCAAACGCACACTAGCATCAATCCCACCTAACGTAACCGTTATCTGCTCGTATGATGATGAGCGGGCTTTGAGCTACATACCCGCTCCTATTCAAAAGATTCGTGTTTATAAGTCTCCTATACCTTTCTTCTATGATAACTACTGCAACGACCTCAAAGCATTAGTCACCGAAGGGTATTTTGCGTTCTTGGATGAGGGGGATACGATCATCCCAAATTCGCTACCTCTATTATCCAAGCACCTCAAGAACTCAAATGGCGTAATCTGCCAATTCTCACGAGGGGGCAGGCTTAAACCACCTACGCACTACATCCAGAACAAGCGTATAGTCAGAGGCAAAATAGGTATGCCTTGCCTGTTCCTCCACGCACGGTACGCCCCCCTAGTTGACTTCGATGGCTCCGTAGGCGCAGCAGATTACCACTGGATAAGAAATGTGGCGTGCAAGGTAAGGCTTACGTTCGTCCCTATTCCGGTTGTGTTTGCTCCGAATAGGGACTGCGGCGTTACTGAAAGTTAAACCTGCCGGGCGTAAACAGATAGTCATACTCATCATGCTTTTTATTAGTGCCTCTGGTGTAAACATAAACAGGCCCCGTAGACAGCAGCCCCAATACGAATAGTAGGGAGGTGCTTACCGTGTGAATCTCTTTGGCGTTCTCTAGCACTTTAGCCCAGTCAAACAAGCTGAACCCGTCAATCTGCCTCATCGCTACGCCCTGAACCCCTATTGCTATCGCTATCGCTATCTCTCCGCCGCTGAAGTGTGTGTTCTTCAATACGTACTCCTTACCGGTTAAGCCGAGCAGTTCAAACAGCTCATCCTCTTTAGCTTTGTTCCTGACCCACATCGCTTGATCCGTCCATGAGAGGTAGTCTTGCCCGTACATACCGTACTTAGCACCCATCACCGAGCGGTAGGGGACTTTCATGATGGTATCGCTCCACCGAATAGGTAAGGTGTGATACCCATTAACATACTTATCCTCTTTGACCTCTAAGCTAACAGGACTGACCGTAACCCAATTAATGTCAGGGTATGCCCCGCTTAACCCTTCTACCCAATCGGGATGCACCGCCCACGTAATCTCATACTCGGCCATGAAGGAGCGCACCAAGGTCTGACAAAATATAATATCCCCCAAGCCATGTGGCTGCAGTACGCACATCTTCTGCTTGTACTCGTCCACAAAGTCATCCGCCACATCGGGGTTATCAGCATGCCCCATCGCAGAGGTGAACCCAATGTGCTGCACCACCGATGGGCTTGCCACAATTATATCCTTGCCTTGCTCTGCGCTCATCCTGCAAGCAATCCGATCCCAATCCTTTTTTGTGCTTTGTGATTCTATCAGGGCTGGCCGTACAATGTCCTGATACGTTTGAGCGGAGAGTAACATATTCAACCCCCCGATGGAATGCTTTCGCACATACCCTTCGTGCCAAGATAGGATAGGGTGCCTCGGCTGTCCTGTACGGGCAGAAGGGGTTAGGGTATTGAACCCCGAAATAATATGATCTGGAAACTGTTCATACAGAGCCAAGAGCGTTACTAGAAAGTCAGCCCTTACCACAGCATCCGAATCCAAGTTCACCAGCACATCATGCCCCCTGCTGAGAAGTCTGTCAAACCCTATGCATAGGGCATGCCTAACGCCCATGTTCCTAGGAAGCCTTGTTACCATGCGACCCTTCAACATGCGAAGCGTTTCTCTGTTGGTACTAAAGTCATCTACGATCAGAATCTCTGCCCCGCACAAGTCAGCCCTGCTTAAACTCTCTAGCGTTCGGGCTAAATACTCTGGGCGGTTGTGGGTCGTTATGAGCAGACCTATGTTCATAATCTATACCCTTTCAGCTACCGCGTAAAAAGACCCGTTCAAGTCATACCCTTGCGTAACAAAAATATTTGTGTAAGACCGCCCTTTGAAATAGGCTTCTAACATGTGCGGCGTGAGCCAATTTACGTGCTTACGATTATACATAGGCCGCCAGTACTCTTGGTAATCCGCATTGGGTAGGTACAAGAACATGACACCTCCCGACTTCAACTTCTCTCCCCAATAGTCCAACACACCAACCCAATCCGCAAGATGTTCTAAGCAGTGCGAAGAAAATAAATAGTCTAGCGGGTCACAGTTGAAGTTAGTCGCGCTTACGTCGGATTCTATCCATTCGTGCCTATCATCGGGCATCCACTTTCCAAATTCAATACCGACCGCTTTGGGCAACTTCCATTCAGGCTTACCGTACCCGATGTCCACACCAAATCCGGTTAATAAGGTATTAGCGAACAGAAAGGCATACTGACTAGCGAATCCTTCGGCTTGCAATGCGGGGTATTGTTTGTCTTTAAAGTTTATTGTTTTCATATTTTTATCTATTTGGTTTACTGCCCGTTTAACCATTCGTCGTCTTCGGACTGCTTAGCCTCCTTATCCCTGTTAATCTTATCTATTACAGCCCATGCCACATACTTAGATACCGAGCAGTCGTTACTGAGTGCGAGTTTCTCCACTTCGGCTTTTAGCTCAGGGGTTACTCTTAGGTTTAGGCGTTCTGTTTTCACTTTGTAAAGGTATGACATTGTATGACAAATGCAAATTATATTTTTAAAGTGGAAAAGCGCATAGGGGGATAGCTTATTTGTATGACAATGTATGACAGTTTTATTTTTTAAGTAGAAATGCGCATAGGGGACTATCCCCCACATAGAGCCCCGGGCTTCGCAGTTTTGAAACGTAAACCAGGCGGACCGGGTGCCCTCGGATCGAAGGCCGGTAAATTACTCAAATGATCTACCAGTAAGACAACATAAACGGCGATATAAGGCCCTATGTAACTAGAATAGACCTATAAGCAATAACAAACAATAATAAAAGGTAAAATAAATTAGGTTAGTAATTATAAACTATGTATATTTGAATAAGCGTAGCACGGAGCTTGCTTTTAAACCTTATAGCCAACTTATCTAAATAAAAAATATTATGAAAGACTACAGTTTAAAACAGTGTGAAGACCTTATAAGCCGCTACGTTAATGAGCGCAACGGTACACTTACCCAGATAGAGGAGGGATGCTTAGGTTTAGGGTTTTTAATCCTACATGATGCCCCAAAGACAAAAACGGTCATCATTAAAGAGTATTATATAAATGCTTGGTGCAGCGGTCACAAAGTTACAATGTATAATAAAATACCTAAAAAATACCAGGCACTAATAAGGTTAACTGAAGAGGCTTAAAATAGCCGAAACGCTGCGAAGCGTCTTAACCAAATAAATAATATTATGAAAACCTTAAAAAACTTTCTACAGAAATATAGCTCTAATCCGGAGCTACACAAAAAAACATTTTCCGCCGGTGGTGTAGACTTTAAAGACTTTAAAGATAGGCCATCAGACTATTACGCTGCAAACTCTGGATCCGTGTCAGGTATGATCTATTATACGGGTATGGTTAAATTTGCCAAACGCAATCATTTAGAGATACTTCAGGCACTTGAAGATTTTGAGAATGGGTGCGGTAAATTGGGCAATAAACCCAGTACAGAGGACCCAACACAATACTACAATTGGCTTGCCTGGTTTGCATGGGAGAATATGGCCGGAGAATTAATACACTACCTGGAAGACTAACCAATTAAAAACCACTAAAAACCCTGCTTAATCAGTTAAGCGGGGTTGAGGGGGTAAAAACCAAACTATAAATATTATGGAAACATTAACAATCAACTTCAAGAACGGGCACAAATGTAAATATCAGTTAATACCGGATGGCGAAGATCTGCCTATAGCCTATTACTTTAAAACAAAACAAGAGGTTATAAACGTACTTGAAAGGGCACGTAAAAACAGAAACCGGATTAAAATATACTTTGGGGATGTTAAAACCGGTAAAAGTTGGCACCAAGAACACGACACAACCGGACGTGTAGGTTTAAGCCGGGGTTATAAGGCGCGTTTTCCAATATCGGTTCATAATTCCCGGAGTATGGGCGGAGGATCTTTAATGTCTGACTGTATAGTAAAGATAAAAATAGACGGCTACATAAAATACCAGCATCCAAAATTTAAGGCCTCTGTTTTTGAGTTAACGCCTTCCGATCTTCCTGGGTATTCCCACAATGTAAATATAGATGGTATGCTATATAGTAGGCATAAAACAGAACGGAGCGCAAAAATGCTAATTAGTAAATTGAGTTAAACAAATATAAACCTTTTAAAACTTAAAATTATGGCCTACAAATGGAAACCAAACGCAAGTCAACGCAAGGCGTTCGCAGAACGGATGAAAAATCCACAAGAAGAAAAAGCGTACACACAGCGCAAAATTGACAAGGCAGAAAAACGCCGTGCCGGTAGTAAATTCGATTATGATTCTGCCGGGGGGAGTTATATCCCTACCAGAGAGCAATACGATTTTGCGATGCGGAACGGCGGTATAACACCGGAGCAGAGTGAAGCTTGTAACGAGATTATATATGGATACTCTTACCAAGAAAAAGTGCATCACGATCAAATTCACATTGTAAATGAGATGCGGAGGGCTTTAAACGTATGAACATTTACGGAGTATTAGAAGACGGAGCGCACATAGACGTCTCAAAAACAGAACGCGGTGCAAAATGCTACGCAACAAGGAATGGATTTGACACGGTTACAATTCGATATAACTGCGGATATGTAGCTCAGGAGATATGCCGCAAAGGTAAAAATGATAGGTGGTTTAATATTAATTTAAAATAAAATGAACATTTACATACCCGATGAGGTATATACTCTATCTATACGCCGTGCAGGAGACAAAACTACAGATGTTACTGTTTGGAAATGCACCCTTGAAGAGTGCAAAAGTAAACTAATGGAAATAATAGGTAGCGAAATTACACCCTTTGAATCAGGGAGAGTTACAGGGATAGACATTCGGCGCCGAATAGGAGGGAATAATTTAGAAAGTGAGTCTATATCATTCCGGGGGCTGTCGCCAATAGAAACTAAGGCTTTAATACTTAAAAATTTAACTTAAAATAATTATGAGAAAATTACCACAAAGAGTATTTAATTCGCCGCTCATTGAGTATGCGAACTTTAAAGATGGGAGCTTTATTAATATGATAGAGCTTAGCAGACCCTACGCGGACGGGAGCGCGTTCGCCGTGTACAGCGGATGGACTGATGCAGATCAAAGGTTATTCAAATCGTACCAGACCGCAAAAGTTTGGTTCGATAAGCGAGTGATGCGGCGGAGCTGGATCAGTCCGTTAGTGAAGCAAAAGCAAATAGACCATTCAAAGCCGCTTGACCCGGCGGATTATTAATTCACTCCTTATATATTATATAACATGAAAATAGAAGTAACACGGACAACCCCTGCGGGGGTTTCCACTACTGAGGTAAAGGAAGTCGGTACAAATAAAGAAGCGGGAAACTACTTGACAGAGATCCACAGGCAAAAAATGCAAAGTTTGTTTGACATTGGCTTACCAGGGCAAAAATATACTTCTGATAAAGCTATAACTAAGCCTTACTACGCCACGCAAAGGAAATTTAACCCTAAAGGCGAAGCGCTTCTGAATATTCCTAAAACAGTAATATTAGTCCGTATAAGCCATGAATAAGCTATTCGTTTATGCTGGTGCCAAGGACTTAGCAGTCCAAAGTAGCCACGCGCAGCTCTTGGAGTTTTGGAAATTAGATGCCGAAATTGCGCACGACCTGGAAACTATAGATTATATGCAGCTCTACAGGTCACTTGAATTTAACTTGAAAATCTGTAGAGCTAAACAAATTATAAAAAACTTAAAATAAATATGGAAATGGAAATAGGAATAGTAAAAATAGTAGACTTAGATTCTGATTACTTCACGCCGGAATTTATCAAACAAATAAAAGGCACAGAGGATTACAGAGATTTAGTCATTAAGGAGCATTTATACACCCCCGATGCGATTCTTGAGTTAATCTCAGATCCCGCCACAATAGAAACTTTAAAATCAATTCAGGAAGTAATGTCGCAGCACGATTGCGGTTATTTTAGAATTATATAATACGCTAAACATGGAAAACTTAACATTTAAACAATTCAAAGAATTCCTTGACCGGCCGGGAATAAATGTCAAAGGAATTTGTACCGAAGCGGGGATCACCGAGCCGCCACTTTATAGGAGAATTAAGGAAAAAAAACTGCCCGGTGCAAAAAGTATGACAAAACTGCTTCCGGTCTTAAAAAAGTACGGATTTTAAGGCCGTTTTTTAAAAACCCCCTTTGCGGTATTGCGAAGGGGGTTTTTTAGTGCAAAAAATTTTGTAATTTTATCTTTTTATATCTTAAATTATGCCATTATGACCAAGATAAATCGCCTATACGGAGCTTCCGTGTCAATTTTACTACTACAAGCATTATACGCCCTAAGAGTCAAATACAGGGTCAGCGACGCCGCAATATGGGACCTATTCGCAATATACATAATGTTCAATAAGACCCAATGCGGAGTAACGGCATTCCAAATGCGAATGTTCAGATACGGAGGTAGACGTGGCGCACAAACCATAAAAGACAGGCGTAGCCTCCTAGTTAAAAAAGGACTTGTAGAATTTAATGGTAGGCTATCCTACCTCACCCCACTAGCTATAAAAGAGCTAAACTCCCTCATCGAAATACCACTAAAACTAAACACATAATTGAACCCGTAATTTGTAAACACAACAAATTTGAAATATTTAATTTTGTAAACCCCTCTTCACGAGGTTTACACCCAAAACACAAACTAAACATTACTTTTTTATAAACTAAACACTTTTTTTTAAAATGTCATTTTTCAATAGGTTAATACTTAACTACTTGATAAGGCAATACTTAACTATTAACACTTATACTCTTTATAATAACCTCAATCCTAGGGAGCATTTTACCTTTACAACAATCTAAAATAAATTTCAGTAAAGGCAAAACACCCTTTTTAAAATGGATTTTTTATTTTATTTTTTTACTGCTTTTTCATGTACATACAACTTTTTATTTTTTTGTATTGTAATGCTAATTATTAACCCTACTTTTACCCTATGAGAATATCCCCCATTCTAAAAAGTTTAGCCCTCGGACAGACCGCTACCTTTACCTTAACACAGTACACCAGTATCCTATCAACCGCTACCCGTTTAAAAAGAGCGGGTATTGGTTTGTACGCCTCTAAAATAGTAGGCGACAGCGTACAACTCACCCGCCTGGAGGGCCCTAAACCAGCAGGTCCTAAAGACACTAAACATAAGCTAAGAAGTAAGCTCAGAAATGCTTTGGAAGACTTGGCCTGGAAGGCTGAGCAATTCGATAAAAACGTCGATACGTGCGACATAGTGATTATAGTCAAAGGGGTAGACCTAACCTCCCGCCTCACTATACCTATAGGTGCCGACTTTCCAGACGTTTGTAGGGTGCTCGAAGGGTTACTTAGTATGCAGATCCGTAACCTATGAGAAGCAAGTACGAGTTCCTTAGCCCTATAGCAACAACGCGCAAGTGCCGCAGGTGTAGAGAGATCCGGCACCTATCTAAATTCACCTTTTCGCACGGCACCAACGCGTTCCGCGCCACAGGTGATTGTAACTTACACGTGGGTAGTAAGAGACCACTAACCCTAGTCAAAGTATATTATGGCCTGTACGTAGAGCTGTTCATACGTGCGGGATACGGCACGTGCCAGAACGTGAGTGATCGTGAGTGGTTTTTCAGCCTCAGCTTACATAACCGCCCTCGTATGACTGAATTGGAGCGTTACAAACTGCTAACCAGATGCGCTAGGCGTAGACTGTATATAAGAAGACACAATAACTTTAAATAATATTAGATAATATAAAATATATTAATTACATTTGATTATGAGCAAAATATATGAATGCCTCATGCCGTTCAGAACGGCTAACAGGCGGTATCTATGGGGTGAGCCCATTAGCCATCCAGAGTACAGACGCCTGAGCGTTGAGCATCAGGCGAATTTTAAAGAGGCGACTAGGTGAGAGTACCCCGCCACATAATCAAAAAGAGCAAGACTTGGTACCAAGACACGGTAAGCGGTAAGTACATACATAAAGATGCGCTGCCGGCTTACCTACTTAAACATTCACAATTAACACTAAAAATATGAAAGCGATTATAACAGAACCGACATCGTATTTTGAATATCATACTGCAAATGAATTTGGCGGTAGTGTAACTGCTATAAATATCGGATTAACCAAGGCGAATCAATTGCTTTGTATACAGTTCAAATAGCAGATCAATTTATAAACTAATTAAAATTATTAGAGTAAAATATCATGAGAAATATAGCACACCGAGTAAATAGAGATGGTTCAATCTCAAAGGTTCATACCGTTAATCAGATTAAAGAGGAAGAACCACCAACAATGACCTTGCGCAACCAATCAATATGGATGCATTCAATAGAACGGTCATCTAATCCTAAAGAGGGTTTTCAATCACTTGCTTTGTGTATTGGTATTTTAATTATCGGATGGGTGTTCTTTTACATTTTGACTTTATGAAAATCAAAGACCCGGAGAACCTGATCACGTTCTGGATAATTGTCTCAGCTCGTGCGATATTGTTAATATTCTTTTTAGTGGAGATATTTATTAAATTTTATATACAGATAAGATGACTAAAGTAATAGACCTCACGTCCGGGGCAAAAGAAAAAAGTGTGTTAAATAAAATTGAGTTGGTCTATCTCCTTCAAGACGAACATACAATAGTAAGCGCAGTATATAAAAAAGTTAGCAATACTTGGGATTCGCTGACTTTATTGTCAAGAAATTATAGAAATTCATACTATGACCTGATGTTTGTAAAGGGCAAAGATTTTGAAGGCTTATACCTTGGATATTTTAACGGTGGAATAGTATGAAAACAGAAATAAAAAAAGCAGTAGAAAAATACCAATGCGCAGGGTGCGTTAATGGTAGGGGTATCTCTTGTTTCTTAGAAAATCCTCAAGGAGGTGTAGGGTGCGGAAAGCATTATGCCGGAACGCTAATGTCAAACGTAGGGAAACTATTTTTAGGGATGCCCAAAGGGTTTAACCGCTTAGGAGATAGTCCTGATTTAAGACCTACTATCTATGAGACTTTAGAAAGTAGCGATTGGGGACACGATATGTTCAACGTACCTGTGTGGAAGTTCGTATCTAAGGAAGGGCATACTTTCGTAAGAGGTATCATGCCTAGACTTAACGAACCTTTCTTGCACGTTTTCCTGGAGAACTGCGCAGATAAGATAGACTGCCTTGAGATAACTCAGGACGATTTAGATAATATGGATTAAAACCAAACAGAAATGAGCTACCTACCCATCCTAATTCTAGCACTACTGTGCGCCGCAATGGTCACGCTGTACCTATTCAACAACGAAGCGCTACACCCTAAAGAGCCGCATGAGCACCACTTACAAGACCCTAATCCAAAGTGGCTATACCGCAGCATGTTTGGTCTCGGGCTGTTGGTAGTGGTTTGTATTTATTACATTTTAACTTAGAAATAATGAGTAACTACAAGTACTGCCACCACGCACTTAAAGGTAGGGTGCTAAGCGTGCTACGTGCGATATAGGTAATCTTTTTATTGGCTGCTATTTATATGCTTTGCAGTAATTAACCCTTTAACCAAACAAAAAAATGAAAACACAAATCTTTAAAAACTATTCAGACTTCCTTCAAAGAGAGGACAAAGAAAGTAACGGCGTAGATCAGGATTTTGCAGACAAAAATCCAGATTACGAAAAACAGAATGTGACAAATATGGTGTGTTTTAACTGTTCCGGCTGTTCCAGCTGTTCCGACTGTTCCGACTGTTCCGGCTGTTCCGACTGTTCCGACTGTTCCGACTGTTTCGACTGTTCCGACTGTTCCAGATGTTCCGACTGTTCCGACTGTTCCGACTGTTCCTACTGTCCCAGATGTTCCGACTGTTCCGACTGTTCCGACTGTTCC